CGTATGAAAAAAGATGAAAACAAAACTTCTCGTGCGAGCCAAACACGGTCAAAGACTGAAAGACCAAAAGTGTGGGTTCCTCCATCTTCTCTAGATGCACCCCCTGCGCCTGATGGATTCAGGTACAGATGGATCAGAGCAGAATCTATGGGCTTCGAAGATTCTAAAAATATTCAAGGCAGATTAAGATCTGGTTATGAATTAGTTAGAGCCGAAGAAGTCGAGAATTCTTCTGATTACCCAGTGTTAGACACTGGAAAATACAAGGGTGTAATTGGGGTTGGTGGCCTTTTGCTTGCAAAGGTACCCGACGAGATCGCAAAAGCCAGAACAGCGTATGTTAAAAAACGTGCGGATGGAATGGATGAAGCAATTGAAAACGATCTAATGAGGGAGCAACATAAGAGTATGCCTATCAATGTTGAGAGGCAATCTCGTGTAACCTTCGGTGGTACAAAGAAAAGTTAATTTTCTCGGGATAACAACCAATTCCCTATCATCGATTTTAATTAACCGTCTCTAGAAATAGAGACAAAGGAGAACAATTATGGCTAATGCTTCGACTACTGGTTTTGGCTTTGTTCCTGTGATGACGCTAGGTAATGTACCTTCGACATCTGGGCAAACAAAATACAAAATCAAAAGCGGCTTAGGTGTAGCGATTGTACAAAATGACCCGGTATCACTTCAAGATTCAAGTGGTGACCAAGGTTATGTGCAAGACGCATCTCCTGCTACAACTGACGACACTGGAACTGGAGGCGCATCTTACAATGTTGACTCACCAGTATCATCTGCTCCCTTGATTGGAGTTTTTAATGGCGCATTTTATGTTGCGTCCACTACAAACAAACCAACTTGGGCGAATAATGTAGCAGCGAGTACAACTTTTGCTGCTAATCCAAATACGGATGCAAACAGTACCGACGGATTTGCTTTTGTGAACGACAACCCTTTTCAAGAATATCTTTGTAAAGCGGATGCCGCAGTAACAATGGCAAGTACAGGCTTTAGAATGAATCCTAACAACAACACACTTGCCAGCGCAGTAAGCGGGCAATCTGTGGCAACTCTGAACATAGCGGCCGACAATGATGGCTACATGTTTAGATTGATAAGATCTGCAGAAGACCCTGAAAACAACGATGTTTCAGAGGCTGGATGTAATTTTATTGTTGTTCAGAGCGCTCGTGCTAATTTGTTCCTCTCAAGTGCAGTATAATAGGAGTATTTAAACTATGGCAATATCACGATCACAGCTAGTCAAAGAACTAGAACCAGGTCTAAATGCACTATTTGGACTTGAGTATAAACGTTATGAAAATCAGCATGCTGAAATTTATAACATTGAATCATCTGACAGAGCTTTTGAAGAAGAAGTAATGTTAAGTGGTTTTGGAAACGCACAAGTAAAACCCGAAGGTCAAGGAATTTCTTTTGACCAAGCTCAGGAAACATTCACAGCTCGATACACTCATGAAACAATGGCTCTAGCTTTCGCTATCACAGAAGAAGCTATCGAAGACAACCTCTACGATAGACTAGCTTCTAGATACACAAAAGCTCTTGCTCGTTCCATGGCGAACGCTAAACAGGTGAAAGCTGTCAACCCTCTAATCAACGGTCTACCAACGACTGATGGTTATGATTCAGGTGACGGTGTTTCATTATTTAGTACATCGCATCCAACTTTGAATGGTGTCACATCGAATACTCTCGACACACAAGCAGACTTAAATGAAACTTCATTAGAACAATCTCTAATTGATATTGGAGAAATGACTGATGAGCGTGGACTTTTAATCGCTGCTAAAGGTGTTAAGATGATTATTCCACCTGAAAACCAATTCAATGCAGAGAGATTGATGAAATCTCAAGGTAGAACTGGTACAGCTGATAATGATATAAATGCAGTCAACTCAATGGGTATGGTTCCTCAAGGATATAGAGTGAACAATTACTTAACTGACGCTGACTCTTTTTACCTTATCACTGATGTGCCTAACGGAATGAAAATGTTCGTTAGAGCCCCACTATCAACTGCTATGGAAGGTGATTTCGACACTGGAAATGTTAGATATAAAGCTAGAGAAAGATACTCATTTGGAGTATCTGATCCTAGAGGTATATTTGGCGTAGAAGGTACGTAATCTACAAAATAAGATTTGAGGCGGAACACAATTCCGCCTCATTTCGACAATAAAGTAAGAAATTAGACTTATGAAAAACTTCCGCGTACAAATTAGATATCATGGCTATTATGCCGATTTTAAGGTTAAGGCTAATGATGATCCTCAAAGTATTGAAAACTCTATCCTTGACAAACTAGGAAAAAATGAGGTAAAGTTTGAATCTGATGGATTTACCAATAAAAAAGGTAAATGGATTACCTATGAGGAGGTTAATCATGATCGAGGACCTATACAAACAAAAGAAGTCCTTGGAGTTAAGTTGGGAGCAGGAGCATCTTAAAGAGGGTAGATATACTCTCGAAATGACGAGAATTGATCATGCGATTAAAGAGATCATTACTCAGATCAAATTAGAAGAAGCTCGATTAGAAGGTCTTAAAAGTAAGATCGCTGATTCAAGGCCTGAAGTGTCAGTAGCCACTTAGATAAAAGCTACATATTCGAAATTCATTTCCGACTACAGTATCGCTTGCACTCTGCGTAAATCTACGCTATAGATTAATTACTATACAATTATTAAATTAGATCTAGACGAGTATAGTCGACGGCCTAGAGACTAGATCTATAAACTAGGAGGATTATAATCATGGCAAATACATCGTTTAATGGTCCAGTGCGATCCGAAAATGGATTTCAACAGATCAATAAAGCTGCTGGCACAGGAGTTATAACTAAAAGGTTTGTAGGAATGAAACCAGACCTTACAAGTTTAACTGCTACTGCGGTGGCAACATCAGGTACATTAACTTACGCAGCTAATGTAATTACGATTAACGACTACACAGGAGCTGCTGCTCAAGCGGTAACATTACCGGCAGCAACTTCAGGTACTATAGTAGTACACCTTCAATCAAAAGACACAGCTCACTCATCAGTGGCTGCGCTTAGCTTTGATTGTGCAGGTAGTGATGTTTTCAGAACTGGTTCAAAAATTGAAACCACTTCAAGTAGTGAAGTAAGTCTTGATACATCTATCGCGAATGAAACGAAAATGACTTTCACACCCGCGAACGCTACAACTAATATAGTAACAACTGGTTGTTATATATATTTTACATGCTTTGAGGACGGTATTTGGAATATTGCTTCTGATCTTGCAAAAGATCCATTAGCAGTTACAGGTACTTTTCTGTTTAGTTCGTAATAAATAAGATTTGTGAGCTCCTTCGGGAGCTCACATAAATAGGAGAAAATTATGAGTACATATCCAGTGGATATTAAAACAGCGAATATTACTACAGCTGATACACATACTGTTTTTAATGGTCCTGCGAGAGTATTGGGATGCAGCTTTACTGTGCCTACAAATGTGGCAGTCGGAACAATAACTTTTTTAGATGATTCATCAACTATATGGGTTATTAATACACCAGCTACAAATACAACGGATCATAAAGAACCTAAGTTTCACAATGTATTACTTCCGGGAACAGGAATTAAAGCAAACACAAGTTTAAAAGTAACTAACGCAGTAGTGACGCATTTGACCGTTTACTACGGTTAGGAGGCTAAATGGCGAACACCACTTCTGGTACAGTTACGTTTGATAAAACGTACGCGATTGATGATATTATAACTGATGCCTATGAGCGAATTGGTTTAGTAGGTAGTTCAGGAAATCAAATAAAATCTGCACGTAGATCATTAAATATTTTATTTCAAGAATGGGGTAATAGAGGCATCCACTACTGGGAAGTAGGAGATACTAACGTTGATCTTGTTCAAGGCCAAGCAGAATATATTTTTTACAGAGCCACAGGCGATGGAACTTCTGCAACGACGGTTGGCGGAACAACAGATACTTCTACCTATGGATTATCTGATATTACTCAGTGTGCTTATAGAACAAATAAAGGTACAACTTCAGAAGCAGATACAGCGATGTCTAAAATTGATAGATCTGATTACGCAGGAACTGCTAACAAATTAACTCAATCTACACCCTCTCAATTTTGGGTACAAAGATTTATTGATAAAGTTACTTTAACGATTTACCCAACACCAAATTCAACAGCAGCAAGTAATTTCTTACATATTTATTTTACAAAAAGAATTCAAGATGCAGGCGTTTTTACGAATGCAACTGATGTTCCATATAGATTTGTTCCTTGTATGACAGCTGGGCTAGCATTTTATTTAGCACAAAAATTTGCTCCTCAAAGAACCCAGGAATTAAAGCTGTTATATGAAGATGAATTGGCAAGAGCTTTAAAAGAGGATGGATCAGCGTCTAGTACATACATTACACCTAAGACATACTATCCAGCATATACATAATGGGAGTTTTTTCTAAAGGTAGATATTCCTTAATGATTTCTGATCGTTCGGGACTAGCCTTCCCTTATAGGGAAATGGTTAGAGAATGGACAGGCATGTGGGTACACATGTCAGAATACGAACCCAAGCAACCACAATTATTTCCTAAACCTAGAGGGGCTGATCCTCAGGCATTAGAACATCCACGAGCTGCAAGAACAGAATTTGCAACTCAAGATTTTTTACCTAACGATCCTTTTTCAACAGCTGGTACTACTACTTTAACTTTTAAATTTCCATTTGGCGGCTTAGAGGTTAATGACTATGTTAGATTTACAGAGGTTAAAGAACCGGTTGGTGGAGTTTCCATTGATAGATTACAATTACAAACAACTACCACTCCAAGTATTAACGCAACACAAGATACAATTGAATTAGCAGATGTCACAGGTTTTCCAACTTCTGGATACGTTATGATTTCTTCTCCAGATACTGATTCGACTTCTTCGACTTATGGTGTTATTCAAAATGAAGTTATTCAATATACGGGTATATCTACAAAAACTTTAACGGGCTGCACTCGAGGAACAAATGTTCCTTACAGAGGAATTACTCCTCCTAATACGACAGCAGTGAGTCATGGTGCTTTGGCTACATGTTATGGATCTTTTAAAATTGCTTCTAGAATAGAAACTACACCTACTTATGCAGGGACAGGCACTGTTAGTGAGTACAATAGCTTTACGTTGACTTTGCCATCAGCAGCCAGTACAACAGACACAGGAGGCGGGTTTAATTGTGTAATAAGCCCACTAAACAATTTTACTAGATTATAAGGAGATATAATAATGTCAGGCATAAGCGCAACAACTCTAAAAACAATGATTAAGAACTATACTGAAGTCGATGATACAGTTCTAACAGATGCTATTTTAGAAAATATTATTTTAAATGCTCAACAAAGAATTATGTACGATGTGCCGATTGATGCAGATCGTAAACAACAAAGTGCTTCTTTAATTGTAGGACAACAAACTTATAACTGTCCTGCAGGATGTTTATTTATTAGAGGAATCCAAGTTTATACCGCAACGGATGGGACTATTACTGGAGACAATACGTGGCTCTTAAAAAGAGATCAAACATTTTTAAATGAATATATTCCAGCTAATACTTCAACAGGAACTCCTAAATATTATGCTCAGTTTGGAGGAGCTACAGGACTTTCAGATACGACTTCAGGTAAATTTATGGTAGCCCCAACACCTTCTGCTACGTTTGCCTTTCAGATTCATTTTAATGTAGTACAATCGATATTAGAGGGATCGGGTACTAATTATATTAGTTTAAATTTCCCTCAAGGGCTATTATACTGTTGTTTGGCAGAAACTTATGGCTTCTTAAAAGGTCCAACAGATATGTTGACACTGTACGAAAACAAGTATAAACAAGAAATAGAGAAATTTGCAGCAATGCAAATAGGACGTAGACGAAGAGATGATTATACGGATGGAACAGTTCGTATACCAATTGAGTCTCCGCCTCAATAACAAGGAGTAAATTATGGCTAATACATCAGCAGTTTGTACATCATTTAAAGTAGAGCTTTTGAAAGGCGATCACAATTTCACAGCTTCTACTGGTGATACATTCAAAATTGCATTGTACACAAGTTCTGCAACTCTTGGAGCCGCAACCACTGACTACGCAACAGGAAACGAAATTACAAATACATCTGGAACAGCTTACACAGCTGGAGGAAAAGCGCTAACTAGCGTAACTCCAACTTCAAGCGGAACTACAGCGTTTTGCGATTTTTCTGATGTCTCGTGGACAAGTGCTTCATTTACTGCCAATGCGTGTTTAATTTACAACACAACAACTGGAACAGCAACAGGAACAACAGATGCTGTTTGTGCAGTTGCCTTTGGTGGAGATAAGACAGTTTCAAGCGGAACTTTCACAATTCAATTCCCAACAGCTGACGCTTCGGACGCTATACTAAGAATAGCATAAGGAGGCACTCCTTATGGCTAACACTTGGAATAGGTCGGGGACAACCTGGGGACAAGGTCTTTGGGGTGAACAGGATAATATGAATGCTGCACTTACCGGTGTAGCAGGAACAGCTTCTGTCGGAAGTGTTTCAGGATTTTCAAATCAAGGATGGGGTAGAGCAACATGGGGCAATGAACCATGGGGCGAGAATTATAATCCATCAGTAAATATTACTGGACTAAGTATGACAGCATCCTTAGGGACTGCTGTTGGTAATACCAATGTAGGTTGGGGTTCTGATAAATGGGGTGAGAATGTTTGGGGCACAGACACTTTCACAGTTTCACTTACTGGAGTTTCAGCTAGCGCATTATCGGGTCCAAATGCCTGGGGTGAAAATTACTGGGGTCATGGTGCATGGGAAGCTTTTACTATTGATTATGCAATCTCTGAAATTTTAACAGGAGTTTCAGCAACTGCTTCTGTAGGAAAAATTTATCCACCAGAACAAATTACAGGATTATCTACAACTGCTTCTTTAGGTTCTTTATCTATTAATAATGGTGCAGATCATGTTCAAGGATTAAGTGGACAGGCAGCAACTGCTTCAGTTGGTTCACTTGGTTTTGCATGGATTTGTTTCCCAGATGGTGTTTCAGCGACAACATCTGTAGGAGAAATTACAGTTGCAAGCGTAGAATTAATTGATGTTACGGGAGTTTCTGCGACTGCTAGTGTAGGATCTATTACACCTGCAGCTATGAGTATTGGCTTGACAGGAGTTTCTGCAACCGCTAGTGTGGGCTCAATTAGTCCAACTGAAATGCAAATGGGACTAACAGGTGTATCAGCAACTGCTTCCGTAGCTGATTTAACGACTGCAAGTGGAGGCGGAATTTTTGGTTATGCGGATATTGACACAGGATCAAATGTGACGTATACAGACGTAACGGCACCTTAGGAGAAAAAATAAATGGCTTCGAGTTATAATAATTTAGGAATTGAACTTCAGGCAACTGGCGAAAACGCCGGTACATGGGGAACAAAAACAAATACAAACTTAGACTTAATCGCAGAAACATGGGGTTATATCTCTATTGATGTGGCATCAGGTGATGTTACACTTGCAATGTCAAGTGGATCAAGCTCCAATGCAAGAAATTATATTTTAGAATTTACAGGAACTTTAGCAGGAAACAGAGTTGTTAATGTTCCAGCACAAGCAGGTTCACCAGCAGCTAATATTGAAAAAGGTTATTTAGTTGTTGATAAAACAAATAGAAGTGGATCTAATTATTCATTAACTTTTAAAGTTACTTCAGCAACTGGAGTGGTTTTAAGAGCTCTTCCTCAAAACAAATCAAGCGCACCAGTAACAACTTTCTGTTATCACAATGGTACAGATATTATAGACGCATCAAAAGATGTCGCAATGAGTTTTACTGATGGGCAATATATCGCAGATAGTAATGGTAATGAGTTAGTAGCCTTTGGTGTTACAGGTTCTGCTGTCAATGAAGTTAAAATAACGAATGCTGCAACAGGGACTGCAGGTCCTATTATTGCTGCACAGGGAGAAACAAACGTTGACTTAAGATTATCACCAGCAGGTTCAGGAGAAATTGCTCTAGGAACAGGATCCGCAGCAGTTACTGTAACAACACGTGGTGCTCATGATTTAACTTTAGATACAAATTCAGGAACAAACTCTGGAACGATTACAATTACAGATGGGGCAAATGGAAATATTACTCTTTCCCCTAATGGTACAGGAGAAGTTCAAGCTGTTGACCAAGCAGATGCAACAGCAGCAGTAAAAATTGCAGGAAAAGAAACGATGTGGATACCTGCTACTGCATTTTATCTTCCTACGACTAATCCCGCTGACGCGGCATCGGTTGAAACCACAGCAGTTAGACCTGAACTAAAAGTTTTAGATTTTGATGCAAGTACAGCACAATATGCACAGTTTGCTATTGCTATGCCAAAATCATGGAATTTAGGAACAGTAACTTATCAAGTTTTCTGGAGTCCAAGTTCTACAAATACAGGAAACTGTATTTTTGGTGTTCAAGGTGTAAGCTGTAGTGAAGGAGACACGGCTGATGTAGTTTTTGGAACAGCCGTAGAAGTCACAGACGCTGGAATTGGTACTGTAGAAGATGTACAAATGACTGCTGAGAGTGGCGCAATCACAATTGCTGGCTCTCCAGCTGATGATGACATGACATTTTTTCAACTTTATAGAGATGCAGCAGACGGTAGCGACTCCTTTACCGGTGAGGCACGAGTATTAGGAATTAAATTATTTTATACTACAGACGAAGCTAACGACGGATAGGAGAAATAAAACATGTCTTTTGGTTATCAAGTTTTAGGTTTTGGATCTGGCGGTGGACCAGCTAATTATGAAATTGAATTTTTAGTAGTTGCTGGCGGCGGTGGATCATTTTCAAATGTATCTGGAGGCGGCGGAGGCGGCGGCTACAGAACATCTACACAAGAAGTTGCTCCCGGCACAGCAATTACGGTTACTGTTGGTGGCGGTGGTACAGGTCGAAATGTCGGACCAACTGATTTATCAAAAGGTGTAGATTCTTCATTTTCAGGAACAGATTTAACAACAATTACATCAACTGGCGGCGGTGCTGGAGGAATGGCACCCGGCGGTCAAGGAGGATCTGGAGGCGCTGGTAATGAAGGCGGCTCAACAATTGGTGGAGAAGGAAACGTTCCCGCAACAAGTCCTTCACAAGGAAATGATGGAGGCGGCGGAGTCTCAGGCCAAGGTGGCGGAGGCGGAGGCGGTGCTTCTCAAAATGGTACGACTGGTTCTCCTGGACATGGTGGAGAAGGAACTCAAAATGCAATAACTGGCGCAGCAACTTATTATGCTGGAGGCGGCGGTGCTGGCGGAACTACTTATGCAGGCATAGGTGGAGAAGGTGGCGGCGGAAACGGAATTAATGGAGTTCCATCAACTCAAGGAAAAGGTCAAGATGGCACAGCGAACACAGGCGGTGGCTCAGGAGGTGGTACGAATTACCAACACTCTGGAGTTGCTCAAGCTTCTGGGGGTTCAGGTGTTGTTATTTTAAAAGTTCCTACAGCTAATTATTCTACTACCACTACAGGTTCACCTACTGTTACTATCAGTGGAGATTTTACAATATTAAAATACACAGGAAGTGGGACGTATACTACTTAATAGGAGACTCTCATGGCACACTTTGCAAAATTAGATGAAAACAACGTGGTGGTACAAGTGATTGCAGTTCACAATGCTCATGCACCAAATGAAGAATTAGGTGCTATTTTTGTTAACAAACTTTTTAAAACCGATGATGTTTGGAAACAAACTTCTTACAATACAAGAAACGGTGTTCATATTTTAGGAGGAACTCCTTTTAGAATGAATTATGCTGGCATAGGAGATTCTTATGACGCAGCTCGAGATGCATTTATTCCCCACAACCCTTATGCAAGTTGGACTTTCAACGAAAGTAGATGTGACTGGGATCCTCCCATTCCTAAACCTGACGCGGGAACTGACATAGCTACGGCACCCACACATGTATGGGACGAAGCTTTATATCAATCAGATAATACAAAAGGTTGGGTTGAAGAACCTCGCGAGTAATTTGCTATAGACCAACTTTACTTAAGGGGTATTTTAGTTTATAAAATGCACCAATGAGAAAGAAAAGTAAGTCGAATATACAGCCAGGTAATATACATTGTATCTTTCCTACCCCTATTTATCGAACTAGTTTCGGTAGACCTTTTTCTGCTAAAGAAGAAAAATTTGCTACCAGTCAAATAGATCATTGTTTAAAAGCTCCACCTGTCTTAACAACCCAAACCAAAGATAATTATATTTTAAATAATAAAGTTTTTAGCAATATAAAAAATGAACTTCTCTTTTTTTTACAAGATTACATTAATAGAGTAATTTGTCCTAAGGAAGAATTTGAACTTTATATTACTCAGTCGTGGTTAAATTATGCCAAGAAAGGACAATCTCATCCTCATCATACCCATAGTAATTCTTATGTATCAGGTGTTCTTTATTTTAATGCGGATAAAAATAAAGACAGGATTTACTTTGAGAAACCTGGATATATTCAAATAACCCCTCCTGTTAAAACTTGGGAACTTTGGAATTCTCACAGTTGGTGGTTTCCCGTGGAAACAGGATCTTTAATTTTATTTCCTTCTTCTACAACTCATAGAGTTGCTCCGAAAGAAGAAGATAACACAAGAATCAGTTTGTCCTTCAATACTTTTATTAAAGGAGATTTAGGAGATCTGATTATGTTAACTAAACTTAGGCTGTAAAATGAAAATTGAAAAAGAAATTGTATCTAAATTACCTAGAGAATATCTTTTTGTATCAGGCATTCTTGATTTAGATGCAAAATATTTTAAAAGAAGAATTGATGAAGGAGTTAAAGCTTCCACTATAAACTATCAAACTAATGTTTATGGTAGACATACGGAGTGGGAATTTTTTAACAAAGATAAAGAGTTTAATATTTTATTGTTTCAGATGATTGATTATCTGGAAACATTGACAATGGATTTACAAAGATTTTATCTGCGCAATGCTTGGGGGCTGATAGAAGGTCTGGGCGAGTACACCCAAAAACATCATCATGAACCTAATTATATTTCCGGAGCAATTTATATTAATGATCATCCTCAAAAATTATATTTTCCAGAGATCAAACAAGAAATTCTTCCTACGAAAGGAAAGTTTGTTATGTTTTCTTCATTTTTAAATCATCACACTAAGCGAAATATTGTAGACAAAGAGAAGTACGGCATTTCATTTAATTTTAGAAGTGCGATGGTTTTAGAAAAATGAATTCACTTAGATCGTATACATTATTTGGCTTTCCTGTTATGCAAACAAAAATTGATCCAACTGCTTATGATAAAAAATCTATTGTCTCTGCTATAGAAAAAAATTTTAAAATAAAAAACGTAAGAAACAAATGGGATGATACCAGTATACTACACCATGTTTATAATGATGGAGCTAATCCACAGTTTAATAAAGTACCTTATGATACACTTATTCCTGTGTATAAAAAGATTCTTTTAGATATATTTTCCCGACTAGAACTTCTTTCAAACTTTAATTTTAGTTTTAGCATAATTAATTATACTTGTTTATCTAGTTCTAATTACATGAATTCACATCTTCATGAAGGAGCTGATTTTGCAGGAGTACACTATATTCAATTTGATAAAAAAAATCATACACCAACTATGTTTGAAAATACTTCACCCCATGTAGATTATCTGCGTCAGCTTAGACCTAAGTTGACAAAGTTATTATCCAGTAAACATCCAGCAAATTCTTGGGCCTATAAAGATTGGTACTTAGATACCGAGGAAGATGATTTTTGTTTTTCTCCTGCTTATCTTAAACATAGAATTAATCCTCAAAGATCTAAAAAGAAAAACAGAATTACGATTGTTTTAAATATTACGATGGAACCTAAATGAAACCTTTATCGATTATTCCTATCTGTTCCAATGCCTTATTCATTTATAAATTAAATATAAAGGACAACCTGGTTTCGAAATTTAAAAAAGAAAAATTTAAACTGGTCCCTGATATATCCAGTTTTATGAGTGAAGATCTTAATGTTTTAAAAAAATATAAGAAACTTAATAAAGAAATTAACAAGGCTATTGATGTAACTCTTAAAGAAGGGCTTATGTTAAAAAATATTAAATATAGAATTTTTAGTTCATGGCTAACTAAGACAGAGCCACAGGGTTTTTCACATTCACATGATCATAGTAACTCATGGTTGAGTGGAATTTATTATCCTCAAAGTGATCCTGGTTTTAGAGTTAAATTTTTTAATGACAACATGACTCACTTTTATACTCTACCCACCAAATCTAATATATACAATTCAAGAGAATGGATTATTACGCCTACAGATAATTTTTTAATTTTATTTTTTAGTCAATTAAGACACCAGATTATGCCGAACCAATCGACAGAAGATAGACTTTCTTTATCATTTAACATCCTTCCTGAAGGAGAATTTGGTACCGGAGATTCCAAAATAATATTGTAATGAAAAATAACCCACCCGCTACGACAATTAAATATAAATATTATCATTGGGGTCCTTTTTTATTTCATACCCAGGTTACTCTTCAAGAATGTCAGATGATTATTAAAGAAGGAAATAAATGTCGAAAAAAATTATATGATTTCCGACATGAACTGGCGGGTCATTTATCCGAAGAGTATGAATTAAACGACAAAGAAAGTATTAGCGTTTGGTTAAAAAAATATTTTGAATCTTATACCATTGCTTATAATGAATGGAGAGGGGGAGATAAACATATGCAGCCACAGTTTGAACTTACTGCTTTATGGATTAATTATATGAAAGCAAATGATTTTAACCCTCCTCATGAACATGGATCAGATCTTTCTTTTGTTCTTTATCCTGATGTGCCTAAAGAATTGTATCAAGAAAATAAAGCATTCAAAGGAAAGGCAGCTGGGCCTGCAGCCATATCGTGGAAATATGGAGAAGGGAATCGTCAATGTGTTAACACGGTTGATATATTACCCACAACCGGAGATCTATTTATTTTTCCAGCGTCTTTACAACATTGGGTCTATCCGTTTAGATCTAAGGTTGAACGTATTTCAGTATCGGGAAATCTTTTATTTGAAAAGGATTCACGTACAAGTTTTCTTGGCGAGAAGAAAAAGGAAGAGGATATTAATCTCAATGAAGGAGGCGGAGGGGGTTCTAATTTTCAACACTCTGATAAGTGGTAATATATGGAAATTATATTTGGTAGTGGAATTTATACGGGAAATTTAAATAATCGAGCGTTAAACAAAAAATTAGAAAAGCTCGGGCGAAAATTAATTAACAGTCCTCATTTAAAATTAAAATCTAATGCAGGAGGACTTCAAGCTCATGCTCCTGATTTAGAACATCCGGTTCTTTTAGAATTTTTAAAAATAGCAACAGTTTCTATTCAAGACTTAGTAAGGCATTATCATATTAATGAAGATTATAGTTTTGCTTTTCAAGATTTATGGTTTAATTTAAATCGAAAAGGAGATTATAACATGCAACACTCACACGGAAACACAGATTTTTCAGCAGCCTATTACATAAAGTGTGCACCTGGTTCAGGAGATCTGGTATTTTCAAATCCTAATCAAACTAGATTCCTGCTTAATCTTAGTTCTTGTTTTAACTTTAAAGAAGCGAATGCGATTAATTCGAATACTTATGTTCTTAATCCTAAACCAATGGATCTGTGTATCTTTCCAGCTGAACTTCAACATTATGTAACCAGAAATAATAATAACGAAGATCGTTTAAGTTTATCCTTTAACGTAAAGATAACCCCTATATATGATAAGCCCTATTGATATGAAACCTATTGTTGAAGATAATTTTCTAACCCCAGCAGACTTTGATCCTTTGAAAAAAGAACTCTTTGGAGATTTTTTTCCATGGTATTTTCATCCATCGGTAGCTACGGATGATGACAAGGAACCTTCTCACTTTTTTTGGACTCATATCTTTTTTGAGCGAGATAAAGGAATTGCTTCAAATGCGTACAAAAAGCTACATCCTATTTTTAATAAATTAAAACCTAAAGCTCTCATTAGGGTTAAGGCTAATATGTATAGTAATCAAGGTAGAACTATAGAACATCATGCTCATACCGATTATCCTTTTAAACATAAAGGAGCTCTTTTTTCTTTAAACACTTGTAATGGAAGCACACATTTTAAAGATAATATTAAAATTCAAAGTGTAGAAAATCGAATGATTTTATTTAATCCTTCTTTACCTCATCATTCGTCTACCTGTACAGATGCCCCTGTACGTGTCAACATTGTTTTTAATTACTTTTAATATGACAATGCACTCCTGGCCTTTTGAGCTCGACCCTGTTCATGTTTATGCTTATGCAGAAAAAGTCTTTTCAAAACAAGAATGTGAACAAATAATTAAATTAGCTACAAAACAAAAAGCATTGGAATCAACCGTTTTTTATAAAAATAAAGTTAAAACAGATAAAAATATAAGACAAAGTCAAATAAGATGGTTGGCTCCCGCTCCTGATTTTAAATGGGTCTTTCGAAAAATAACGGATATAACCAATCTATTAAATGATAAATATTTTAAGTTTGATATTTTTGGAGCTATCGAAGGTCTTCAGTTTACTTCTTATAAAGCTCCAGGAGGTAAGTACGGTAAACATGTTGATAGAAGTTTGGGAACGGTAGTAAGAAAGTTATCTATCACTGTCCAATTAAGTGATCCCAAAGACTATAAAGGTGGAGAACTTTGTTTTTATGATAGTGCAGAAAAACAGTTGGCTCCTCAAAATCAAGGAACTTTTGTTATATTCCCTAGCTTTGTTCAACATGAAGTATTACCCATTACTAAAGGGGAAAGACACTCTTTGGTATGTTGGATTACAGGGAAACCATTTAAATGAAAACGATTGTAGATAAGTTTGCTCAGTGTCTTACTGAGATTAAATATCCTACCAAAAAAGAACATTGGAATATTGGAGGGGTTTTAAAACATAGGTCTAATCAATATTTAAAATTTGATGTAAGAAATATGTTTAATCTTCCTGATGGGTTATTGGGGAAGAAAGGACATACTTCCAGTAATGCTGATAAAATGGTCTTTGAAACAGAGAATGCCTGGGTCATCTTGGATATCCCAGAGGTTTGTCAGTATGTAAAGAAACATCGCCTTAAGATCGTATACCTTGAAAAATTGATGGCTGAATTAGAGTGGAACATCACTCTTGCTAAGTAGTTGATCTCCTCAAAAATATAGTATATTTGTAATGAAAACGGAATTTCTATGTTACAAAAAATAGGCTTTTTACCCGGGTTCAATAAACAAGTTACTCCTACGGGAGGAGAGTTTCAATGGCAGGGCGGCGAAAACGTACGCTTTAGATATGGAACCCCTGAAAAAATTGGCGGTTGGGAACAACTGGGTGATGATACCCTAGTTGGAGCAGCTAGAGCTCAACACCACGTAGTCAATAATGCGGGTACCAAATACGCTATCATCGGAACAAACAGAATTTTATATGCCTATAGTGGAGGCGTTTTCTATGACATTCATCCTATTAAATCGACAACCACTGAAACCAACGCTTTTACTACAACGAATGGATCACCCACTGTTACTATTACAACTTCAACTAGTTTAGGATTGAGTGTAGGTGATATTGTTTTGTTTGATAATTTTACAGCTATTACTAATTCAAACTACGATGGTGATGATTTTAATGATAAAAAATTTATGGTCCAAACGGTTCCTACATCCACAACCTTTACCATTACAATGGATGCTAATGAAAGTGGATCAGGAGCTACGACTTCTGGGGGAATTAGAATTCAAGTTTATTATCATGTTGGACCCGTACAACAAGCTGCAGGTCATGGATGGGGTACAGGACAATGGGCTGGAACTGCAACACCGGCTGTTACAACAACTTTAGATGGAGCGATTAATGATGCAGTAACTTCAATTACGTTGGCCGACTCTTCTCAGTTTCCAACTGATGTCAGTGCATCAAGTCCAGGTTTCATTTTAATTGGAACGGAAGAAATTAGTTACACCTCTAATAACACCACAACAAATGTTTTAAGTGGAGGATCAAGAGAAGTTAGAGGAACAAGTAAAGCTTCTCATGCTGACGGCGCGACTGTAACAAATACTACAAGTTATTTTGGATGGGGCAAAGCCTCAGGTGCTGACTTTACCATTGATCCGGGGCTCTGGGTCATTGATAGTTTTGGTCAGACCGTCATTGCCATGATTTATAATGGTCAATGTTTCGAGTGGGATTCTTCATTAACCGGGGCCACTGCAACACGCGCCACGGCCATTAGCGGAACGCAGGTTCCGACTAAATCCAGACACGTGATTGTATCAACACCGGATAGACACTTAGTGTTCCTGGGTACAGAGACCACGCTTCAAGATACCGGAACTCAAGACCCGATGTTTATTCGTTTTGGAACTCAAGAATCTTTAACCGAGTATACCCCAACCGCAACCAATACGGCTGGTACACAAAGACTGACTGACGGATCACGGATCGTATCAGCGATTAGAGGTCGAGATGCTATTTATATTTGGACTGACACCGCCCTTTATCTCATGAGATATGTAGGTCAACCTTTTACTTTCTCATTTGAACAAGTAGGAACAAACTGTGGATTGATTGGTAAGAATGCCGCAATCGAAGTGGATGGTGCAGCGTATTGGATGTCTGAGAATGGTTTCTTTAGATACACAGGTAAACTAGAATCCATGCAATGTTTAGTTGAAGACTATGTTTATGATGATATTAATACACGTCCAAGAGATTTAATTTTCTGTGGTTTAAATAATCTATTCGGAGAGATCATGTGGTTTTACCCTACGTCTACTTCGGAAGCAGTTAATCGAATGGTCTCTTATAATTATTTAGATTCCACTTTACAAAGACCCATCTGGGTAAGTAATGCCAATACCGCTTTTGCTAGAACCACATGGGCTGATTCTTCTGTGTTTGGAAAACCTTATGGTACGGCTTATACAGCTGATACCGATGTGACATCGAGTATGGATACTTATGTGGTAGGTAATAATGAAGGATCAACAACTTTCTACCAACATGAAAAAGGAACGGATCAAGTGTTATCAACAGGAGCCACAACAAATGTACTGGCCAGTATCTCTTCTGGAGATTTTGATATTACACAAGACAAAGATAGAGGAATTACCTTCAAAGGAGATGGAGAATACCTTATGTCTATTCGAAGATTCATTCCTGATTTCTTGGCTCAAACTGGAAATGTCAGAGTGACGTTAAACTTAAAGAATTATCCCTCCGATAGTTATGTAAGTTCTTCACTAGGACCTTTTACAATTACAACATCAACGACTTATAAAAGTTGCAGAGCACGTGCTCGTGCTGTACAACTAAAGATAGATAATACAGGTCAATCCCAAACTTGGAAGTTAGGGACGTTTAGACTTGATACACAAGCGGATGGAAGGAGATAATGGGAGATATTGCATTAAGAGGACATGGAAGAGCGATGTATGCCAAAGGTGGTCGTACTCATGTTACTAAAGAA